TCATCAACAAGATGCGATGCGATGGTTGAGATTGCCGTAGAGGAATACGCGTCCTCTGCATCCGTGAAGAGATACTCACGAACCACGCGACCGCCAGACTGAACAAAAAGAGTTGCCCCATCAAACGGTTGCGGGGTCACGAATGTGCAGCCGTATGGAGTCTGCCTGCGAAGGGTCGCGTTCGTCGGAGTGATAGCCGTGTTCTGATAGGATGGAATATAAAGCTCAGTGGACGCAGTGAACACCTGAAGGTCGCGGCTTGATACAAGGTATCGAATGTGCTGGACCTCAGTTGAGGCAGCCACAATGTTAATCGAATCGTCATCAGCAGCAGTACCAACATCGAAGTTGTAGTATCGCCCGCTCTTGCTCATCCAGATTGTGTCGGGCTGGGCGACAGTGCCCGCAAAGCAAAGCCGGTTTTCATGAAAGCAAACTGCACCGGGATAGCCGCGGCGGGCCGAGAAGGCTTGCTGCGTCCATTGGGTTGTCGGGCTGCTCGTCTCCACGGTCACGTAGTTGCCGCCATCCGCATCCGAAGTTGCGTTCGAACCCGCAGTTATTGAGTAGGCATTCTCATTCAGAATCTCAAGAATGGTGCGGCTTCCGTTAATATCGGCGGCGACAATCCCGCCAACGCCGGTAGCGTCAGACAGAATTACAGTTTCGCCCACAGCAAGACCGTGAGCAAGATGCGTGACCTCGACAACGGCGGTGCCATCGCGAGAGCGCAGGGGATTGAGAATTGACAGGCGTACTTCTGCTGTTCCGGAAATATCCACATAGGCAACCGTCGTGGAAGCTACCGCAACAATCGTTACCTCGGTGTCACCGTACTTGATCTTGGTGCCAAGATCAGTTGAATCAAGGTAGACATTCACACCAAGGCCAGCATCGAGAGTCGCAGAGCCATCTGTGTTGAACGCAGCCGCAGAGGCGGTTGCAGTAATATCTGTGCCCGATGTCGCGCCAAGCTCCAGCGTTGTGTCGGCAGCATGGAGTACGCTGTAAGGCTGGTATGTGACTAGGGAATCAAACCTCTGATCAAATGTGATCGTGGTTACTTCGAAGGTATCAAGGCCGGTTCGAACAAGTTGCCTCGGCGCAAAGAGCGGATGGCAGATGAACATGATGTCGCCGTACTGCGCATAAGTGTACTCATGGAGATATTCCTCATCAAACGGAAGCGCGGCCGCGCTGGTGTCTGCGGTCAGCTTGATTGAAAACGTGACAGCATCCGATGTGGATGAAAGCCGAAGCACATCGACACGCGCATCGCTGAGAACAACAAGGTACTTCTCGTCGTCAGAGAAAATGAAGGGAAGAATCCTATGCTCTCGGCGGTATTCCGTCCCGGCAATCAGCGGCTTGGTGAAGTCGAACTGATATATCTGTTCCGTTCCGGGCCGCTTCTTTAAGCCGCCTTCGCTCATGAGAAACAGGTTCTCAATCCTCTGACCAGATGACTGATAGATTTGCGTGTCGGTTCTGAGAATGGTTGACTCGCTCACCTCACCAAAAGAAAAGTTGGTGAACGGGATACGAATCTTCTGCATTACGTACGCCTTTCAGCGATGAACCTTGATGTGAATAGATTGCGAGTTGTCTGGTTCTGGGAGTCAAGGCGTCTTGCCGATGAAAGCTGGAACTGAGCCTTCTGTTCCATCATGCTATTCAGTGATGTATCCCGTGCGATTGACGTGGCAAACATTGCGGCAAGCGCAAGCTCTACGCCAAGCGTGAAGTATGGCGGCCAGTTGGCTTCGAGAGCGCGGAAGATATAGTCAGCAACAACGCTGGACGACTCGCCCGCATCACAGAAAACCTTGCCGGAATAGATGTCGTATTTGATTGGGCAGTCGTTCTCAGTCACCGTGTTCACGAGAATTGAATCGGACGGAAGCGTATAGGCCGCGCTCCATCTGCCGGTTGGCGTTGCAACGAGGCGGTTCAATTCGAACTGTTTGGTGGCAAAGCGCCAGCGCATTGAACTGAGAAGGCCGCGAACGTAGTCCTCATAGATCGCGTTAGCAACGACGGCCTCGGTTGTGCCGTCCTCGAAGGAAGTGATCGGGTCAGCGCCAATGAGCAGAAGTGCGCGGGAGCAAACTTGAATGGCCGTTGTCGCTTGGATCATAAGAGGTGTGGGGGGCCGAAGCCCCCCCTCCTTTAGTCAGAGTCGGTGGAAGTGATCGCAACGCCGTCGATGATGTCAACAACAGTGCCGCTATTGGAAGCGACGTAGCAGTGAGATACTGCCGCCGTTCCGCCTGTCGATGTCACAGCAATGATCACATCATAGACATTCAACATTGCCGCAGCGTTGTTGAAGTATCCAGCGGTGTTCACATCGCCAATCGCATCAGCCGTGGTGTAGTGCCACAAGCCAACGCCGGAAGCACCAGCGAGGCGAGTCAGGGAAGAAGCTGAGAAAGCCATGATGGTATTCCTTATCAGTTGTTGTCGAGAACTTCATAGACGCCATTCGCGTCAATGACGACTGCGCCCATGCTCATCATCGACGTGGCCAAGTGAGCCACCTTCTGAGGGACATAGTTAAGCTCGGTGGTCACGTCGGCGTTCACTCCAAGACCAACCGCGTTCTTGTGGTAGGCAAAGTTCTTGCCGCCAGCAACCGCAGAGGTCGAGAAGATTTTCCAGCCCATGAAGTCTTTCATGGTCATGCCGCCAGCATACGGCAGGTTGGCTGGGCCCACATAGTCTGCCGAAGCAAACTCGGTAATGCCGAAGAGATCAGCAAAGCCCTTTGGCGACATTGCCAGATAGCGGTCGCCGTCCTCAGGCATGTCGGCAACACCAACAGTCTCAAAGAGAGTGAGGAAGTCAGCGATAACAAGAGCGCCGCTTGTGTCGGCAATCTGAGTTCCGCTTGCACCAGCATCCATTGCCGTCGTCAGGATTTCATCCGTCTTGCGGCCAAGAGCAGCGGCTGCCGAAGTGGCGATAGCCTGACGCTCATTGATGTTGGTTTTCAGTTCGTCGAGCTTGTCGAGATACTCTGGTGCATAGTAGTCGGTCATCGAAACTTCGACGTAGGTGTGCGCCAGTTCCATTGGGGTCACGTCACCATTGCGCGACTTGGTGGTCGCGGTGCCGGTTCCGATCTTCTGGAAGCGGGCGGTCGAGCCCATGACATTGCTGTCTCGGACAGTGTTTCGCAGCTTCGAACCCATGCGCTGATAGGCAACATGAACCTCGGTTTCGAACTGCTTGATGAATGCTTGGTCAATCGTGTTGGCCATTGGGATAATCCTCTTGATGATGAACGCGGGTGTCCGACAGTCACATCACAGAAGGTGTCCCTATGGGGGGCTTCTCAGTGCATCACGGGCCGATGATTGTATTCTAAACCAGACGGCTGTTCTTCCTTGCAACGCACAAAACGAACAATGGTGTTGTCACCATGCGGTTTTTCGGCAACCGGCTTAAAGCCAATCTTCATCAGCCACATGGCAATGCGCGAGTGCTTTGACCAGATGTCGCAGTAAAGAACGTCAGAGTCCAAGTGGTAGAAGTCCATCAGGGCAGGAGATGCTCGGACGAATCTTGCATAGTGCTTTCGAAGTTTATTGCTGAACAGACTCCAGATGACAGATGAATCACTGCCAAAGGCAATGCCGGTAACTGCCAGCACTTCACCGTCCCGCATCACGGCATAGGTTCCCGGCTGATCTGCAACAGAGGCAATGGCCTTGCCGGGTTCGTGGTCATAGATGACCTTGAACTCCTCAATGTTTTCCTTGCTCAAGTCCTCAACAAAGTCGTCAACCTGATCCGCCGTGAAGCGAACCAGACTGAGACCATTTGAATACAAGAGGCTATCCACGGTAGAGCCTCTTGAAGCCGTTATCCACCTGACTCACAAAGCCGGGATCGCGAGACTTCGGGTCCCAATAGCGCGGGTCTTGCATCATCTCACGCAGCTTGTTCTCGTCTACGTTGACAACGGGAACGCCAGTCCCGCTCAACGAGGCATCCTTCGTCGCCTCCATGATCGCCTCAATGGCCACGATCCCATCATGCGTTTCACACATCCGGGAAACCGCACCAAGGCTTTCCTTGGGGAAGAACTTGTTGGCAAACATCGACGCGGCACTGATACGCTCACGCGCATGGTCTCCAAGTTTCTTGACCTCGCCATCGTAGTCAGGAACATTCGCAGCAACCGAATCGCGATAACGCGCGATGCCTTTCTCGAACTCATCCTGAGAATAGCCACGATCAAATGCGTGTTCAGCCCACCACCCAAGAAGCTCATTGTCTGTCGATGTTT